AATGATTCTGTTGTTTTCTTAAAGAAGTATAGGTCTTGGAATGCACCATACTTATTTGTGAACGTTATTTTGTAAGGTGTGAATTTAGGTTCACATACATTGTTTACCGTTATTGTTTTTAGAAGTGTAACATCATCTGTATCATATACCTTAACATTAGAACTATCGGCTGGTATGGTTAGGTATTGAATCATCTGGTTTGTATTACCATTATCTGTTACTTGTGTATCTGTAGAATCTATTGTTACCTTACCTACACCTTCTGCAAATATTGGTAGTTTACCTTCAGTGTTTTCTGGTAAGTAAATAGTGTTTGATGTTATAAGTGCGTTTCTTGATAATTCAGGACTTGCACCATCTTCAAAAAAGCCATACCCTTCAACAGCTAAATAGTTATTGGTTACTGGTGAACCATATGAAAATACATTGTCATTCTCATCTAGAAACGTAGCAATAGTTGTTGCCCATAAACACTTAGAAACATAATCATTGTTAAAAGAAAGGGTAAGGTAATCCCTTACAAGTTCAGATATTTCAAAGATCACATTAGTATCATCTCCTATTAAAGAATTTTGTAACGTATACTTTAGGTCAGTTGTTGCGTAAGAACCTACAGTTCCTTCGTAAACATATAATTCTAGTTGTACTGTTTTTAGTGCCATATTAAGCTATTTTAGTAAAGGTTGCTGCAAGCCAATCTACAAACCATATTTCAGTAATAAGCCCTGATGGTTCTAATTTCATAAAGTGACTGGTTCTTAAATATGCAGGTTGTATGTATGCACCCTGTTCTTGTATTTTTGTTATCCTCCAGTAGTTACCATTTGAAGGGTTATGTGAATTTGAATTAAGTACTTGCCATAAAGATGGTGGTTGTGAACCCCTACTGAAAAAGGCGTAGGTATTAACCAAACTTGTAACGTTAGTTGATTCTAATAGCAATGGTGTTGATGCTTTATTAGTCACCCTATTTTGTGGATCATATACACCATTAGCTTCTAACGCACCCTCAAAGGTGTTAAAGTTTAAAGCTACTGCAGTAACACTTGGTATGGCCGCTTGCATTTGTGCTTTAGTCATAAACGATAAACCAGCTCCACCTGTATACCATAGGTTAGTCCCTGCCGTTGGTGCTATTGCTGGTTGTGTAATTGTAATATCACAACTGATATCTGAACCACCACTATTAGAATATCCACTTGCTGGGGGTGTTACAGAATAGGTAATAGTTCTAGGTATATCACTTGAAACCGAAATGAAGGTTGTAGGTGAAAACCCTGTTATAGTTCCTTCATTTGCAATACCCTGTACTATTGTTCCTGATGAATATACAGCTTGGTTTGTTAAACTTGCTATTGAACAAGTAAAGGTTGGTAGTGCAGCGGTAGGTTGTGAAAATGTTTTAGAACATTCTATTGTTGCTGCTTCGTTAGCATATCCTGCTGGTACTGTTATATCAAAATATAGTGTAACGTTTCTATCGCTTCCTGTTGTATTGGCAGGGTAGCTTGTTATTACACTACCACCACTTGAATCCTTAATGGCTGTTATAACCCCATTTACTGTAGGGTTTACAATAGTACCTGTTTGAGATACTGAACCACCTGAAAAGTAAGTATCAGTACAAGCATAGGTTATCTGTGCAGTAGTTGTTATCTGTATTACTTGTGTTGCTTTACAAGTTAACGGATCACTATCACTTGCTTCAACAAGCATATTTTTAATACCTGCCCTTTGTGTACCAATTATTGTTAGTATAGAATTGTTTATACTGTGTGTGAAAAAATCTAAATGGTTGTTGGTTATCAGGTAATAATTAATAGGATCTACACCCTGTGTAAAGTAAGAAGATAAATCTATAGTTGCAATATCCCCATCAGTATCTATAGCTTGGTTAGGTATAGTACCGTTTAATGTTACGCCACCTGTACAAACATATTGTGGTTGTTCTGTGGTTAGTGTACAGTTTATTGTACCAGCTGCTGAATTACTAAAGTTTGTAGGTATGCTTATAGCAAATATTACTGTTCTACTTGTTGCACTTCCTACTGTTGCAAACTTACCATTTGCGAAATCACCTGCTGCTGATATGTATGATGCTATTGAACCATAATCAGAACTAGGTAAACCTACGTTACCAAATTGATCTACAGAAAACCCTTGTAGGTTAATCGTTGCACAATCTAAAGCAACTGCAGGTAAAGCTGGTTCACTATATTTTAAATAAAACGGACTTCTTATATTAATTTTTGTACTCATCTTGATCTATCTTGTTTTAATGTATATGCTAGGAAATCTTCAACATCCAAACCAAACTTTTCTATTAATTCATCTGGTAATTTCTTAAATGCTTGTTCAAATGGTTTAGTAAAAAACAAAGAAGGTTTGATTCCCTTATTCCATATTGACCTTGTTATTAAATAAGCTGTACTGTCATAACTCATAAACTTTCCAGTTTCTTTATTTCTAAATTGAAACCTTCTTGATTTAACCCATTTTTTAATACCACCGCTTAAACCACCTTTTTTCCCTTTACCTGATCCAAACTTTGCCAAAGTTCCATATTGTGCTATTTCAGGATAGGTAGATGTTTTACCTTTCACACCCCTGTCTTGATAGTATCCGTAATCTTCCATTTCAAAGTCCACAAGGATTGAATTAGGCATAGCCTCTACATTACCCTTTAAACTATTATAAAGTTCCTTAGAAGCGTTCTTTTTGCTTTTAGTTAGCCTTGTGCGTGCTTGTTGTATTACAAAGTTTTTAAATGCTTCTAATGCAGCTTCTGTTTTCTTTAGTCGCATACTGTCATATCGTTTTGCACTAATACATCAAAGGTTGCTGCCCATCCTGCTAACTTGTTTTCAAATCTATCTACAAATGGTTCACAGTTTACATTGCCTTCTACCTGATATAGTTCTGTGTATAGATCACCACGTTGTAAGGTGTTTATTATTCTTGTTAGTAAAGCTAGTTGTGTGTTTAGCACATCTTGTTCGTTGTCGTTTCCTACAAAGATGTCAGTAGTAGCATCTTTGCTTATATCTACAATATCCATTGATAGTATAGATACGTTGAATGTAAGTGTCTTACTTCCTACCGTAGTGTTGTTTACTATGATATGTGATAATGGGAATATTGTTTGCTTGTTTAAATCTATATCATCTAAACTTCCAAAGGTTACTGTATTCACAAAAGGTTCTGCAAGTAGTGCTTCTTTTAGTTTATCCGTTAAGTTGTAGAATCCTTTCATTTACGTTTTATTAATTGTTTTTCTAGTTGCATCTTTTCCTTTTCAAAGGCTAAGTACATTAAGCATTGGTGTACGTTTAGTTTAGTGACTGTGTTAAACTGGGTAACATCTTTTTGAGCAAGCCCATAGATTGACTGATACCATCCCCACTTAACCCCAAAGTTTGCTTCTGTTGAGTAGTCATCTTGTTCGTTTCCTTCTGTAAAAAGCTCAGGATAGTTTGTGTTAATTCGTTGCTTAAACGATAAAAAAAAACCATAGCAGAAAATACTACATCTAATGGTGCTTGTTTCATAGCCTCATCATTTATTATTCCTTCGTAATCTTCTATCTGGTATTTGTGTCCTTTGCTAAAAGTTACTGGTCTGTATAAAACGCTCATTGCTTTGTGCATTGTTTGCCAGTCACCTAAGTTATCATCAAGATCTATATATTCCCCTAGTGTCATATCATCTAACACAGGTATAAAACCCATTTTAACGCCCCCTAATTCAAAGGTAGGTATTAAACTATGTTTGGTATCAAACACCTTGTTTAAGTGTAGTGATATCTCCTGAACGCTTTTGTATTTAATTGTAGCTACATCCTTTAGATCAAGGTTGCAAAATATCTGTACCATCTTCTGAAGTAAGAAAGTAGTATCCTTATTTTCTTTGGTGTTTAGCTTTTCAAACTTTTGATATTGTCCTAATGTAATTTCCTTTAGGCTATCAGGTACGTTTATTTCAATCTTCATATTAATACAATAACTTTAAGGCTTATTTGTATAAATAGAAAAAGGGCTACATCTCTGCAACCCTAATCCTACTAACAAAATGAAACGGACATTTAAAGCTGCCCAAACTATTCTTTTAATATAAACCTTTTATATGCGTATTGATATGCTTCTTCTATCTTATCTTCTAGTAATGCGCTGTTTTGTTTGTATGTAGTTCCATTACCTTCTACTTTGTTCTTACCCTTGTAATCTATGTGAAGGGTTACATCAGAACCTTTAAACGTTCCTTTAACAGTTGGCTTCTGCACTACATATATTTCTTCGTACCAGCACGCTTGTCTCATTTTATGATTCAAATATAAACATTATTAAGTACATCCAAGCGTACATAGATGCGTATGCTGTTAATCCCCAAGCTGAAGCTACTATTATATTCTTATAGCTAAACATTGCTTTTAGTATCCTAGTTTCTAATCTATTGTTTCTCATAATATAATTATTGGTTAATAAAAAGGGGTATTGCTACCCCCTGTGTTTTTAATTATTTTTAATTAATTCGTAACTACATATATAAGTTCCTGTTGATTCTGGGTTATCGTCCTTCCATAGTCTCAAATACTTCTTATCCTGTATACGTTTGTTTAATAGTTCCTTTTGGTTATCTTCATAAACGTTATTAGCTGATGTGAATGTAGTTCTACCTATTGTTATTTTAACACCATCTATATTCATTACTTTACCGATGTTTTTTTTACTTGAAGCGTCTGTTATTCTGTAAGATTTCATTTTGTTTGTTTTTAATTATACAGCTAATATATAAAACTTTTTTAACATACAAACATTTTATTAACTTATTTTAATAAATATAGTATTGCCCTTTGTTTGGGTTTTCTAATTGGTCTGTTAAAACGTACCGTGCAGCATCTATACAGTCAGGATGTAAACCAGTAGGTTTTTGTAATTGGTTTCCTTCTTTATCCTTTGCCCATACATATCCACCTAATTCACGTTTAAGGTTCTTGCTTCTTGATGTTATATAGATTTCGTTTTGGTTCATTAGGTTGATGCCATATACTACTGAATCCCTGCCTTTAGTTACACCGTGTATGTTGTGTCCATATCCTTGCAATTCTGCAATTGATTTTGGTTCTGCACTATCTGCCACGATGTTTTCTTTTATGTCAGCCTGTGATAAGAACCTGCTTATATCCCTGTTAAGCATTCCTTTCTTATATAGAACCTCATCATAGATATAGGCATTGTTCCATTTATATAACCCTATTAATGTTGTTGGGTCTACACTGTATCCAAAATCCATACCATAAGCTAATAGTCTTGCTTCTTCTGGTAGGTTATCTATTTCTTTCCAATCAGGAATGCACACCCCCTCAAGGGATCCCTGCAAACCGAGACCATATACACGCCACCAGTTAGCCCAGTAGGTTGATGTCTTGCCTTTTTCCTTTGCTTTTTCTATTTCATCTACAATAGCTTGATCAAGTACTTCATTATCCTTATATGTTAGTGTAACGTAGTCTGCATCTTCTTGTCCTATTATTTCTTTGTCTACCCAAAACAAACTAGATGGGTTATAATCTAACCATACTGTTCCACTTGTTCTTATGGACAATTGATTGTAAGAATCAAAGGGTACATTATTGCATTCGTTTATATATAGATCGGTTCTACGTGCCCCCCTTAATTTATCTGGGTTATCTGTGCTAAAGAATTCAATATAACTGCCATTAGTAAAGGTGTATTTTAAAGCACTTTTATTAAGCTGGGTATCCTTATACCTACCTATACCTTTTAAAAGCTGGCAGAAGTCCTTAAAAGCACCCCTTTTTAGATGTGGTACTGATTCAGATACTACACTTATTTCCCTACCTTCATTTCTTATAGCGTAATCAATTAAGATAAGTAGGATACAAATAGTCTTACCAGCAGATGTTCCACCTTTCACAACTTTTATTCTTTTATCTAACTTTAATAACTTATTTAGTGCTTTGGTTCTGGAAACCTGCATCTATAAGAATATTGGTAAATCTTCGTTAATGGTGATATCTTTAGTTTCACGTGGTTTACCTGCATAGTAATTGTAAAACAGTTGCACGAACTTGAAGTCACCCTTTTCTACACCTATCTTTAATGCTTCGTATGCTGCATCTTCTAATGGGGTTAACTTTTCTATTAGGTTTATTTCTTCAGCCTTAGACTTTCTGCCTGCTGTTGTATGACCACCATTGTTTTTTCTTTTATCCATAATTAAAAAAGATTATTATTAATTATACTATAACAATAACATTATCAATAATTTGTTATTCTACCTAACCAATAAACCCATACTTAATATACATCTTTTCACGCTTGTTATGCTTTTCTGTTATTTCGTTTAGTTCAGTACTTAGGGTTTTATTCATTACTTCTAGTTCTTTAACCTGTTCTTTTAGTTCAAGGTATTTTAGTACTATTGATTCATTTAGTTCTGTTGTTTTATCTGTTTCTATTTGGTAGTTTATTATCTTGTTTTTAAGGATGCGCATACTGTTGTTCATTCTTTTGTCAACCTGTACCCAAGTGTTTATACTTTTTACACCGTGCAGTACTGAAGCGTGGTCTCTGTTTACTGATTCGCCTATCTGTTCTAGGCTTAGTTGTGTGAATTCCCTACACAGTTTAAAGTATATAGCTCTTGCTTCTACGTATTGTCTTTTCCTAGTGTTTCTACTTATGCTTATTTCAAAGTAGTTTTCTACTATTTCTTTAATCGTTTCTTTGTTCATCTTCTAGTTTTAATATTATATCTTTAATTGTCATATATCCTGATTCGTGTATTGCTTTTAGTATTCCTGCACAGGCTTCATACTCCTGAGCATCTTCGTACATTTCAATAGCTTCTTCAAGTTCTTCTATGTCCTTACCGTTTGTTATATCTGCTAAAGCAAGTAGATAGAATTCTGTTATTAGTTCTTTATTCAAAATATCTAAAAGTGCATTTTTCTTTTGGTACTCTATAAAATACATCAGTTCCAAAACGGTGAATTGTATTAACTTCTTTTATTTCTTTATATTTTTCTTGATAAATAGTATCACTTGTACAATATAAAAATGAATTGTTTTTTTTACACAACAAAAAATAATAAAATAATCCTTCATTAGAATATTTTTTTTTCCTACCTAAAAAAGAAACTGTATTAAATGGAAAACTATTTAAATCAGTAAAAAAAGTATTTTTAACTTCTGCTTCTATTCTATATTTTAACCCATCCTTATATGCAATTATGTCTATATCAAAATCTTCTTGGTCTTTTTCTTCTATAGTGAAATTGTTTTTTAATAAATATTTTTGTATTTTATTGATTGCAAATTTATCATTTTCATCATAACTATCTTTTCTAAAAATACCTGCTTTTGTTCTTTTCATAATATTCCCCTCATTACGTACTGGTCTAGATCATTGTCTTGTTCAAAGAAGTATTTGTAATTGTCTACTGCTTGTATGAATTTCTTTTCACCTTTTGCTATGAATTCTTCAGTAGTTTCAAATATTCCTATGTCAGTACTTGCTTTGTCTACTACTAGGAATGTAAACTTCTTCTTGTTGAACAGTCTTAAATACATATAGGCTTGTAAATCGTAACCATATTTGTCTGCACTATATCTAAATGAAGATAGGTCAGCAGTTGTTTTATAATCTATGATCGTATCACCTTGAATGATGTCTGCTTTACCCCTGAATGGTAAGCCTTCCAACATAGCTATCTCAGGCACTTCAAATTCACTATTAGTTAATAGTTGTAGTGCTGCTTCATTTCTTAGTACAGCATCTGTTAACCGTTCTGCTGCATACTTTTCTTTGGCTAGGAATACTTCACTGTGTTGTTCTTTAGCTTCCTTATAGATCTTTGTATTCTTTGATGAAGCGTTTACAAAATACAGTTCATCTATCTTATGGGGTTCTAGTATCATCCAATGTGCTAACTTACCTGCCGCTAGTGCAGGGCTATCACTATTAGGATCACCATACTTTGTTACGTTTCTATATGTCTTAGGGCTTTTAAGTATCATTTTAAGGCTTGAACTGCTTAAAGCGTGTTTGCCTAAGTGACCGTAGTAAAAGCTATCGTCATACATCTGTGCAAGTATTTCTTCTTTGCCCCAATGATCACCGTTTAGTAATGTTATCATAGTTCCTTTCTTTTGGTTAGTTCTTCTTTGCATCTCTTACGGTAGCCTTCTAAGTGTGAGTTATCATCTACTACTTTAGCAAGTTCTTCGTTTGTCATTTGTGAGTAATACCAGTTATCGTTCATTGTTTCTTTGTTTTAAACAAATATAAACATTTTTTGTTAACTACTACTATCTTCTTTTAATTTCTTTTCAAGTGCTTCTACTCTATTCAATAATACTACTGCTACTTTCTGTACTAACTTCAGATCGTACTGCATCTTAACTAATATACTTTCTTTCATCCTAGTTCTAATTTGGTTTTTAGTTTCTGTATTTCTTCTTCTAATCCCTTTACCTTATCATCGGCAACCCTTGCACGTTCAATCGCACGTATCTTATCCATTCTGTATTCACTTAATGAATCGTTGTATAGTCTTTCGTTACCTATAAGGGTGTGTACATAGAATCCTACTTCCTGCCAAGCATAGTACATTTCATTTAGTGCTTTGTTTTTAGGCTTTAGGTTTTTGGATTTGATTATGTGTTCACCTACTGAATTAAAATTACCGTAGTATTCACCTTCTCTTACATTGTTTAGTTTCTTGTTCATAATATTTCTGCATCTTTAACGTTTAACATTGCTATTTCTTTTGGTATCCTATTGCCATTAGAAAACTCAGTTGTTTTTCTTAGATACTTTGTTTTCCAAATTGGTTTCACAAGATATAGATTCCATCTGTAAATTCCTAATGGTGTTGAATTGATGTAAAAAGGTATGTCTAAATTATCGTTGCAGTTTTCTATCATTGCATCGTACTTCTTCTTTTCAATTATCAATTCATCATAGTGTGTTGCCCTACACTTTAATTCTATTCTGTGGTAGGTCTTAGGACTGTAGCAATCCCATCTACTTAGCTTACTTCTTGCCATTACCAAATCAGGATAGCAGCAAGAAATTAGATACTCAAATAGATCCTTTTCCTTCAAGAGTATTCTTTAAAAATCCTTTCTAACTTTTTCCATACTCCGTTAAGAAAGCAAGCACCACAAGCTGTCAACTCCCTTGTATCTTTAAAGACTCGGTTGTATATTGCTAGTAGGTGTTTTTGCTCTTCTATAGTAACCGTGCTTAGTTTACCCATCTTGGTGTCTAGGTAATTGTACTCAATCTCAGTTAAGCATAATGGTTTCTGATAAGGGAAGATGTGGTTTAAAACTTCCTTACGTTTATCGCAACCGCAATCTTCTCCTGCTAGAAACTTTACTGCCTTTTCAATTCCTGTTGCTTTGGTAATCTTTGCAACCGTATCACCTACACCTTCGCTTTTATTAGCGTGGTTCTTTTTCCATTGTTTGTATAGCTTTGAACGCTTATCACCTTTAAATTCTTCCATAGTTATTTTATTAATTCGTAATCGTTATTCTTATAATCTTCATAGTCCTCACCAAACTTGTCTTTCAGTTCCTGCTTTGCTGATTTTAATGTATGGTATATACTAACCCAGCTTATACCAGTTTCTGCAGCTATCCCCCTTATGCTTAGATCTGAATCCCTGTACAAAGTAAATAGCTTTTTTTCATACCACCGCCAGTTATCTATATGATCATCTATTAGTGTACATATTTCATTGTAGGCTACTTCCTCATCCAACGTATCAATGTTTGGTATTTGCGCTGTTGATTCTTCATCATCAAGATAAACCTTTTTGATTTTCTTTTTAGAATTATAATACTGAAAATAAATAGACCTAATAGTAAAATACAAATATCCCCTATTAACAATGCCGTTCTTAATAATCTTTTCTTCATTCGCATATTTGTATAATGCCACGTAGGCTTCCTGTACAATGTCCTCATCGTAATCATACTCACCAAAACTATTAACTATACTTATCCATTCATTATGCCGTTCAGCAACCTTTGCTAACCATCTAGCGTCTTTATCCATATCACGTTTAAACTAATTACACCCAACAAACATTGCAGGGTATACTCGTTCTCTCCTATGTATTCTTCTTTGTGATATAAAAAACCAAACATCAATCCTTTAAT